CCAGACCAAGATTCTTTCTTTGGTTTTGAATGTGCTTCTATTTTTTGAGTGAGCTCTTCTTTTTCAGCAGGGCTTAGCTTCTTCATAAATTGAGTTTTAAAAGCAGGATCAGTCTCCATTTGCTTAACATACTCTTTAAACTTCTCTGGATTGTTATCAGCCATGTGTAGCATCATTGCACCGGTTGGCATACTGGTGTTATCTGCTTCCATTACAGTAGTGTTTTCACCGGCTGCAGTCTGCATGATTGACTTGTCTTTTACTCTCTTAGCAGCTTTAGCTTTTTGCTTTTCGTAAAGAGCTTTTTTCTTAGTTAGTACAGCGATGTCTTTTTTTAACTCTTTAACTGCTTTTTTATCGACCATCTCTTTGATATCATCGCCTTCGGTCATGGTCATTTTATTAGTTAATTCGTCAATTTTTTCTTGAGTCTTATTAATTCTGTGATCCCAAGCAGCTACTTCACCCATCTTTTCGATTTCTGCGATGTGTTTATCAATAGCTCTTTTTTTAGCTTCATTTAAATTAACAGGTTCCATTCCTGAAGATTTGTACTTACCTGTTACTTCTTTTGTTGGACCTAGACCAGGAGCTTCTTCGGTGTATCCGATACCCTTAACTCCGAAAGCTGCATTCTTTACATAGAACAAAGGATCTTTTTCTAAGTTTTTAAATACGATTGCTTTGATTTGATCTTCTGTCTTATCGGCATTCTTAGGATCTTTCATTTCAGCATAATATCCGTTTAGGATTTCTGCAGTAGAGATGTTATTATTGTTCTTAGCTTTATAATCGTACCCAGCAGTTTCTTTTTCAGTTACTGATTTATCAGTGTCTTTTAATTCTGCTTTAACACTTTCTGTATTTTCCTTAAACACTTTAAACCAATCTGGAGTTTCAGGTCTTTTAGCAGATACTAATACCATTTCGTTGAGAATTCCTTTCTCAGTAAGAGAGTGAATAACCTGATCAAACGTTTGAACGTTAGTAATATACTGAGGGAATTGAGCTTTAGCTTCCTTTAAGAAGATTTCTTTATTGCCTTTACCTTCTTTGATAAGATTGTATTGATTCTGTAGGCTTTTCATATGTTATAAATAGGTATTGTTTATTTCCAAAGATCTTTATATTCCATACCCTTGGCTGCTTTGCGTACTTTATTCTTATTGACGAGCTTCCAGCCCATCTTTAAGTAGTAGTTACGTGAAGTACCTTGTGCTTTTTTATTTGGATTGAAAGCGTAGGGAGTATTATAGCCGCCAGCTGCTCCGGAGGTTGATTCCTCTCTAAGCCATTGTTTAAGCTTTTCTTTTAGCTGCTGTCTGGTTGCCATTAAAGTTCATTAAGTAGTTCGTAGTACTGTAGTAGGTTAATAATACAATCATTAGTAACTTTTTCTGTTTTACCTAATGGTTGAACATACTTTAAAACTTCTGTAATTTTAATTTTTAAGACTTCGTCTTTAAGATCACTTGTTTTTTTACTCAATAAACTCTGTACTTCTGCAATTTTAGTATTGTAGTACTGCTTTAACTTGTCTGTATTATCGACTGCTGTAACAACCTCTCTTAACACCTCTTTTTGCTGCGGTGTTAGGTGGTCATATTTCTCGTTGAACTTCTCCAGTAACATTTTGTACGTTAAAATACGCAAATCTTTGCTGTATCCTTTGTATTCTTCCAGAAGTTCATCTGATTGTACTGCTGTTGGTACCTTAGTTAAATGTTCGAGTAATGTAATTTTATTGTTAATTACTGTTTCTGGAGCTACTTTTTCTGATGATTGATTCTCGATCAGGTTATTTAATGCTGCAAACACTTTGTAATTACCTACCTTTGCTCTAAAGAAGTTTTCTACGTTGTAGTTTTCTTTAATTTCTCTAACTAGGTTGTATTTTTGCTTTCTAATCTCGGTCCTCTTTAACTTTGTAGAAGTCTCTATTAGAGTGTTGATAACCATTTCAGCTTTAGATTCTGTTAGGTTTTTATAAGCACCTAACTGTTCGTATAGCTTATATTCTTTCCCTAATTCAGTATTAACAAAATACTTCTTAAGTATATTAATAGCGGTAGAGTTCTTCCCCTCTAAAGTATCAGAGGTGATCTGCCTTACTAGAAGTTCAAAAAGAAGCCCCGTATTTTTAAACTTTGAATGTTTTATTGACATCTATCGATGGTTTTATAATAAATATGTGTTAAATGTTATTCCCTAATTTGTCTTTCGTCTAACAAACCTTCTGCGCTGTTTTGTGATTCAAAAACCAGCTTTTTACGTACTGGTATTTCATCTAAAAGTTTAGAGTGTTTTGATAATTGTCTCTTAGTAGTCTCCATTGTAAACGGTGAGGTATTGTCTCTTCCGTATCCCTGTTGGTCATCAGTCTTCATTGCTTTTCTACCTAATCTATCCATGCCTAAAGGATCGTTTGTAGTATCGATATTTGAAGCTTTTTCTTCTGGTCTACCTTCAGGTCTATCTCTATCATATCCGGCAGGTACTGAACCCGGTCTATCATATACCCTACCTTTACCGTAAGATGTAGCGATATCGTGAGGAGTTCCGTAGGATTCTCCTGTCTCTAAAGGATCATTTCCTTCGTTTTCGATCTGAGACATTCTAAATTTACGTTTTGCATCTTGTAAGATTAACTCTCTCATCTCATCGTACTGATCTGTACTTAGGTGGAAGATGTTATCGTAGATCCAATCAGAAGAAATCAATTGAGAATCCATCATTGTTTGAGCTAACTCAATCTTCTCTTTCATTAACATTACTCTTTCCTGATCATAAATGATAGAAGGTGTTGTTAACGATAATTCAAAGTTGGTTAATGACTCATCCCTGTATCCCTGAATGTATAAATGCACAAATGCAATCTTATAAAGCTCAGAAACCATAATTCTTTGGATCTTTTCTACTGTTCTACCAAAGCGAATATCTTCTGCAGCAAGAGTAGCTTTACCTTGAAGCTTTTCATCATACCCTAAGAATGCTTTTGGAATTCTTAAAGCTGCAAATAGCTTATCTCTCAAGTAATTTACGTCGGTGATACCGTCGTACTGTAATCCTCCTAAAGTATCAATCTTAGTTGCAGTATCATTTCCTCTAACAGGAATATAGAAATCCTCCATTAAGTTCTGCATGTTATACTTTAAGTTATATTCACCTGTTTGCTGGTCAATATAAGGAGTACGCTTCATTTTGGTAATAGCCTTCTGCATAAAGTTCTCTACTTCTGCAGGAGGAATACCACCTACGTTCATATAGAAAATACGCTTCTCAGGAGCTCTTACAATCCTGTGAACTAACATCGCATCTTCCATCAAAGTATACTGTTTGAATAATTTACGAGCAGGTTCAATATAAGAACGGCCGTAAGGTAGGAAGTTAACGTCTGTTAGTAAACGGAAGTGAGCTACTTCATAGTTATCAAAGTAAATTGACTTAGCATCATTCTGATTCGGGGTCTTGAAATACCCGTAAGTATCAGCAGCTAGTCCATCAGGATCGTATCTAAATCTAACAGCAGTTGGATTTTCTGGATCATAATGTTCTTGTCTTTCAATGTTAAATGCAGCGAAAGGAATTACGTTATAAACGCCGTACTTTTCTGAAGCTTCTAATTTTAAGAAGAAGTCTCCGTACTTACACATATTCCTAATCCACCAGCTTAAATTAAACTCAATATTTAATACGTCGTAGTAAAGGTTGTAAAGGATCTTTTGGATATTCTCATCATTTGATCTGATGTGAAGAACTTCTCCCATATCATTCTTAAGGGTTGATTCTTCTGAGAGAATATCAAGGGCAGAAGCAATGATTGCGTCAGTATCCATTGCATCATACTCCGAGTATAATTGGGTCCTAAGTGTTTGGTAGTTAAAAGATGATTGATATCCGTAGAGCGATGTAGGGGAGGTGGTGTAGATTCTATTGTATCTAGCCATCAAAGAGTTATTCTCTAACTCTCCCGACATTTGAATTTGGTTTGTATCAGCTACCTTTAACTGATTGCCACCGACGTTCCGGATAATAACATCTGTAGAAAATAATCTACGTAATCTCGAAAATATACTGGTATCAGCCATTGTTTAATAGTAATATAGGTATAAATAGTTAGTAAAGCCAGCTTATATCTTCTTTTCCTCCTTTACCGTTGTCGATTTCGTAAGGGTTAGCTACGTGGGAAGGTAAGTAAACACCCTGGTATGAAGGTTTTGTCACTGTAATGTTGTTTAAAGCATTGCGGGTAAGGTCTAATCCCTGCTGACGGAACTTCAAAGCAGTGTCTCTAATGTACATCGCTGTACCGAAAGCCATTACTAAGTCATCATTATACCCACCTTGAGCTTCTGCTCTACCGTTCTTCCATACAAACACCTTCATCTCCTCGATTAAGCGCTTGGAATGAATAGTAACTGCTTTTTCATTAACATATTCTTGGAATTTACCGATAACTAACGGTCTAGTTCTAGCATTCATAGAGAATCCAGCTACCATATTTGAGTTATGGTCGTACTGATCAAAGTAAGAATCGGCAGTCATGTTACCTCCTTTGGGAGAATAGTATAGGTTATCGTACCCTCTTTCAATAACTGTCTGGATAGTTGACCATCCAATAGAAGCATTCTCAATTACTAGCAAGGCTTGGTTGTATTCTGTTGCAATACCTACTAGTAAATGACCGAATTCCTTAGTTCCTAATTGTCCTTTATACTCACCTACTTGAGTATTGTTCTCAATGTCTATTACATGGAAGGTTGAATAGTCTTTTCCGTCACCTCTAGCTACGTCAGCTACTACCATGTAGCTTCTTGAGTAGTCAACAGGTTCCCAAATCCATAAATTCATGTCTGCACCACGTTTTTCCATCGGTTCAGTCATGTAGGTCTGCTGATAGAACTCTAAATACTCTCCGTAGAATACGGTATCTCCAGAAGTAGCGAAGTCACAGTCACATTCCTGTGCTGCAAGTCGTGGATCTCCTAGTAAATTATCTTGAGCATCTCTCCAGGTCTGATCTCTTTCAGGGTGTACGAACCAAGGTAGCTTAATCGGTAAGAATTCATTCTCTTTTGCTTCAGCTCTAACCCAGGTTTGGTGAAACCAGTTACCAGTTCCGTAGGGAGTTGATAGTACAATCGCACCACCACCCGTTGCTAAGGTCTGTTGAGCAGATGCCCACGTTTCTGCAATGTTATCAATGAAGGCCGCCTCGTCGATTAGTAGTAGAGATACAGCTTCTGAACGAGCAGCATCTGAATTTGATGATTTAGCTGTGATTTTAGACCCGTTTACAAGGCGTAAACTTAGTTTATTCTTTTCCTGTGCGTCAATTTTTAACCAAGAAGGTAAATTTTCGTACATAAACTGCACTTTTGACACCAAGTTACGTGCGGTTGCCTGTGTAGTTGCTAAGGTTAGTACGTTTTTATCCTTGTGAAAAAGCATTAACCACAGTGCATATCCTGCTCCTAAAGTCGAAATACCTAACTGTCTTGACTTTAAAATGATGGAATACGGGTTATCTTGGAAGTGTTTTAGTACTTTT